CACTAGCTATGATACTTTCTTTTTCGATTAACAAATCAATACTTTGGGCGATGCTCCACGGGTTTTTCTCATGGTTATATGTAATTTATTTTGCTTGTATGTATTAATGGGCGTGAGGGAGAAATGATCTCAAGAAGAGACTTTTTAAGAGGTGTTATATTAACAAGTTTGGCTTTGTTTCTGTGCCCTACAAAAAAACAAGCCAAGGATGAAGTATTGCCCACTACGAACATTTTCGGATACTGGAATGGGAGTCCTATTTACAGGTCTGACCCTACTAACCCTAGCTTGAATGTGCTAACAATTGAGCATATAGAGAGGATGAAGGAAGTGCTGAAAAATAATAGGGTAGCTTCCCCTTATTACTACTTTTTGCCGAATGGGGAGATAATCCAAGCATGAGCAACTTATGGCTGAATGTAAGATTTAGAACATATCACCTACAAGCAGGTGACCCGCATTGGTATAATTTTAAGATAAAATATAACGAGAGTCACCATAGCAATCCAAAAATATTTGAGATATATTAGAGAAAAAGGCAATTATTATCAACGACAATCCCTCATCATTCAACCCTCCTTGGAAGCTAGTTTTTAGTGTATGAAATGTAATACGGGGGTTATTTAAACCAAACAATAAACTAGGACAGTGATAACAGTGGCAAAAAAGAAAGTTGTAAAGAAAAAGAAAAAAGTTATAAAAAAAGTTACAAAGAAAAAGAAGAAAGTAGAAATTTACGAAAGTTTACAAAATGACAATGGTGGGCATACCTCTGTAGCACAGTTTGTAGAAGCACTTAGGGCTGGTGGTGGATATTTAAGCCAGGCAGCAAAGACCCTAGGGATTACAAGACAGGCAGTATCGCAACGGGTTAAGAGAAGTGCAAGGCTTCAAGAATTGCTAGAAGATATAAAAGAAACCTATTTGGATTTAGCAGAATCAAAGCTTATAAAGGGTGTAGACAACGGTGAGGCATGGGCTATTAAATACTATCTTAACACACAGGGTAAGAAGAGAGGATATGTAGAGAGACATGAACTTACGGGCGCAGAAGGTAAGCCGATTCCACTTCTAGTTAAGGTCAAAAGGGCGGAGCGAATATAGCTGCTGGAAGAGTGTGAGTAAAATTGAATGCGACAATAATCGTTTGTCTTTTATCATTTTACCTAAACCCCGTTCTTATCAAACCATCGGGGTTTTTTGATGAGATTATGGCTATGTTAAAACAAGATCGGTATGATAGTTTGATTCAATATTACACCGAGAAGCACTCGGAACTTGATTGGTTAATAATAAAGGCTGTAATCAAGCAGGAAAGCAGCTTTAATCCAATAGCTCGAAGTTCAGCGGATGCGCTAGGGTTGATGCAATTGCTCAGGGGCACGGGTAGGGATATGGGGGTTGCTGATTGGTATGACCTATTGGACCCCGAACGGAACATCAAAGCAGGCATTAAATACCTGTGGGAATGTTACAAGAGATATCCGGAAATCCCTGACGACTCAGAACGGTTAAGATTCGCCTGTGCTGCCTATAACGCCGGACGTGGGAACATCAACAAAATGCTGGAATACGCCAGAGCATCCGAGAGCCTAGAGAGCTCTTATAAAAAAGGGAAGAAAAAGGGTTCTATCGGTGGCAAGTGGCAGACATGGGGATATTCTAAACGATTTTTAAGTCTGGTTACGGGCGACCATTCAAAAGAGACCCTGACTTACATAACTAGAATCGAGAAATATTATCGTAAGTATAGAGAAATAGTGGATGTTTAATAATGGCGGAAGAAGAAATAGAAATAGAGCTCTCCGAAGAGGCAGAGAAATTCTACTGTGCTAAAGAAAGATATTCAGCCCTAATAGGTGGTTTTGGAAGTGGTAAAACACACCTGCTTTGCATGGAAGCGATAAAATGTGCGATAGACAACGTTGGCGCTCCCGGGATGATGGTTGCTCCTACATATAAAATGATTCGAGATCCCCTTCTTGATCTATTTGAAGCGATATTACAAAAACAAGAAATCCAATATAAGCTAGTCAAAAATCCCGATATTGTTCTTAGTCTTTATCATAACGGCAATTATCACAATAAAATTACTTTCAGATCGGCAGATAGGCCAAAGTCTTTAAGAGGGCCGACCCTCAGTTTTTTTGGCATAGACGAAGCTGCAATGGTTGATAAAGATGCATGGACTGACTGCGTTTCCAGGCTTAGGCATGGCGGTGCCAGATATTGCAAGGGATTTATCGGAACGACACCAGAGGGAATTGACGATTGGATTTATGATGAGTTTGTGGAGAAATGTGAGGATGGCAAGAGGGATGGTATATATTCAAGATTTCACATTGATTCCAGAGACAACCCAAGTAACAGCGCAGAATATATCGCAGCCCTCGTAGATGCCTACGATGCAACAATCTTACCCGCCTATTTAAGTGGTGAGTTTATTGATATGTCAACGGGTCGTGCTTACTACTCCTTTGGCACACACAATATTAAAGAGCTTCAATATAACCCGCATCTCAAACTATGTCTCACCTGTGATTTTAATGTTGAGCCGATGGTGTGGGAGATTTTTCAGTACGGTAGAAATAGGATTGAATTTTTTGACGAAATATATATCAGAACCAATGCTTCTACGGCAACCGCTATTCAGATGTTTTGTGAGAAGTATTTCGCATGGATGAAGCACAATCGGGATAACAAAAGAGTCCAAGTCAATATATTTGGTGATTCAAGTGGAAAGGCGAGGACGACAGCAGGTGATTCAGATTACGTTATCATTAGGGAGACCTTAAACACAAACGGAATTCCCTGGACGGGGTATGTGCCAGACGAAAACCCTCGTGTGAGGGACAGACTAAACACCGTTAATGGAGCGCTTCAAGACAGGGGAAATGCAACAAAGGTTTTTGTTGATCCCCGATGTAAGCGATTAATAAAGGATTATAAGCTGGTAGTGCTTAGAAAAAACGGTGATATCGACAAGGGAAACGAAAAGAGCAGGAGGGAACTAACTCACGCCAGTGATGCTGCGGGATATGCTATTTACCAGATAATGCCCATTAAACACACAAGAATCAGTCAGCCCGCGATGACCATATCGAGGTTTTAGGAGTTGATAGACGTTGAGATTTGAAAAACCACTAACCAACATTGAAAAAGCCAGAGCCATAGCCGACATATATAGTGGCCGGGTAATAACAGAGACATTGATTCGGTGTAATGACTTTTACGAGGGCACCCAGGAAGCCTATATCCCCAAAATAGGAACGGAAACAAACATTGCCTATAATAAGAGGGAAAAGCTGTGGATTAATTTCACGCGGCCTATAATTGAGAAACGGGCCTCCGTCTATGAAAGCAGAGCTGACCGCAAAATTGAGGGTATTGGCAAAGACAGCCAGGAGATGTTTGAAGATACCTGGGAGAGATCCCACAGTGTCTTTCAGGAAATCGACCTGTACTCGGAGCTATCAAGTTATTGCTGTGTCTATGTCTATTATGACCAAATCAAAAAAGAGATCAAATACACACCCTATAAATCCCAATATGTGTTTCCCTATGTTGATGAAACAACCGGACTGCTTGAATCGTTATGTTTAAGGTGGATAACAGAAATAAAAAAAACAAATGACATGGTTGAAACCATTGTCATGGAGCAGGTTTGGGATAAGGAACAATGGGTTACCTATGAGGATGGCGTTAAAAAGGGTGAAGGAATCAATATTTATGGTGAACTCCCCTTTGTGTTTTTCTATGCTGACCCCCGCACAAAAGCAGCGTCTCAATATTTTAACAACCCGCCGGCTTATGATGTAGTTGACCAGAACTACCATATTAATAGCCTTCTATCCGACTTGAAATATGTGTGCCAGTTTCAGTCATTCGGGCAATTGGTTGTTACGGTCAATAAATCGGACAAAGCAGGAAACCCGCTTGATGAAAACAACAATGTTGTCAGGACAGACAATGTAAAAGTGGGGTTGTCTAATGTCATTATCCTACCCGAAGGTGGAAAAGCGGAGTTTATTCATCCGGATGCTGCTATTGGAAAATTAATGGAAGTCATTGCATTTGTTATTGATAATCTTTTCACAACCTCAAGTGTGCCGAAAGTTACTATTGCCCCCTCCCCCACAATGGCAAGCGGGGTGTCGCTAGTGGTTCAGTGGTATCCGCTAGTCGGAGTGCTAAATAAAAAGCGGTCAAGTTATCGGTTGTCCGAAGAAGAACTGGTTGACATGACACTACTGGTTCATGACAGGTCAAACGAAAAGTCCGGAGAGCCATCGGATTATGAATTTACATTAAACTTTGATGAAGGCACGATACCGAAATCAGCCGAGGAGCAGATGAATGTTGACCGATTTGAGTTAGAGATCGGGATTGCATCACCGGTTGAGATACTAAGACGGAAAGACCCTGACTTATCAGAGGAAGAGGCTATTGAGCAATTAAAGCAAAACGAAGAGTGGAACAGGGAGATATTGGCGGTTCGATCAAGCCTGTCTACAAATGAAAACGATGCGCTGGATAAAAAGTTAAAAGACAAGACAAACCAACCTCCGATAATTAAGAAAAAGTAGGTGTATTGTGGCAAATGGCAATGGAAATGGGTTGTCATGGAAATTGATGTTAATTCTTATCTCTGTGTTTGTCGCCGTTATTGGGTATAATTTTGGTTGTGATTTATCAGCTTTCAGGGTGTTAGATGCCAAGATTCAATGTGTGGACAAGGAAAAGGTCAGCAAAGAACGGCACACAACAGATTATGCACGCCTGGAACGGTGGATGATTTCCATCAACGAGAAGATTGATACACTCATTCTAAAGAGTCCTTAATAGAGGGTAATTTACCATGAATCAAGAGCAAGATAAAAAACTTTTTATTCCACCCCTTAACCCGGGGGAGGTGTTGGTTGAAGAACTCAGGGCAGGGCAAAAACTAAGGATTGGGAATGTGATTTATAAAGTAATCACCGTGAGACCTAATGGCAAGGCGACAATCAAACCGACGCGGGTAATGTTAAATGCCGTCACTCCTTAAACTAATGGAAGGTTTGGAAGAGGCAAATGATATCGCCTTAGCCAGCGCCATTAATCCCGCAGAGAAGGAATATCTAAGGATATGCAGAAACGCCGAGGTTGCTATCAAGGACGAGCTAAAACGGCTCACAAGCAGACTTGAGCTATCAACCAACCCGATAGCTATTGAAATGGATATCGCACGAACCAGGGGCTCTCTGGCTAACGTGATGCGCATCCATCAGGAGAAGTTAGTCAACGCTGGTGTGGATTGGGCGACTGAACATTATCCTGATATTGTGAATCAATCCATTGAGATGATGA